GCTAAAGGCTCAACTTCCGCATTCTGAATGTCCAATTGGAAAGTGGGGTCAAAGCAGTGACACCAAACCTACCCCATAGATATAGGTTTATTGCCCAGAATGGATTAACCGGGGAATCTGGTCAATATAAGGGGGATATAAACTGGGTCGTTGAGGGGCTTTACTCCAACTCAAACGGTCCAGTATTTCAGCGCGCACTGGGGCGGTGGATATCCTCTATTGGGGAAATAGATACTCTTCGTTTTGACGGGGACGGGGCTGGGACGCTATCCTCTGGAGTCCTAAATCTAATGAACTTGGAATCAACTCCAAGGGTGGTCTGCTCAGAATTTAGCCCAAAGCTTCAGGCGATTCTTCGGCGCAAGGGGCATTGTGACTCAATAATTGATGATGGGTTAATTCCCGAAAAAGACGGCGGGACGGCAGTGGTCATTGCAAATCAGTTCCTTGACGCGCTCCCGTTTACGGTGATGAGAAGGCTTTACCCCTCGGGGGCGCTGCAAGAACTAGCAGTCGGGCATAACGGGGTACCGTATTATGAGAATATTCCAAACTGTCAACTTGACGATAACTCCTGCGGCGATGTTGACCCAGCAAGCGGAGTTTTTGCTTACTCCCCCGCCAAATCAAACTACATTAGGAACATACTATCAAGGGTAGGGACAACCTACCTAGCAATCATAGACTGGGGTTTTGCAAAAACTGAGTCACAGTACCTTCAGGATATGCTTGCAGGAAACCTTTTTCATTCCTCAACTCCATCTAGCCTTCTCAGGAGGCTGGCCATAGAGTCTGGGGCAAATGTGGTATTCTCAGATATGATAACGACATGGAAGCACATGGACTACCGCGAGGAAGAGCTAGAAGTTGACCTTTACCGAAGCCTTATCTTGACAATCATAAAATGCGAAAGAGACACAAAGATTCGTCACCAAACCTGCGGACCGGAGGAGCAAAATGGGTCATAGAATCAAAATAATCAAGAATTTTGTTGAGCCAGAAGACGCTGCAAGAATGATTTCTCTTATTGACGCTGGTCCAAGCATACCATTTATTGACAACCACAATCCAAACATCTCTGTGCTTTCTGAAAATCATTCTGAATCGCAGATGATTCTTAAAAAGTATTCTGACAAAATACTAGATGCCCACCGAGAGGAGTTTGGATGGGCGCCGCCGCTCTATACAACCCAATGTCACGCCTCCCTTTGGGTCGCTGGGGCAGAGGCGGGCGGGCACACTGACTCCCACACTGGTTCTGAGCATATTATCTTTAGCAGCGTTATTTATCTTGGTGGAGAATTTACTGGTGGGGACATAGTGTTTCCAAATCACAACATGCGGTACCATCCTGAGCCGCTATCCGCGGCGATCTTCCCAAGCGGCGGGTGGGAGTATTTGCACGAGGTTGAAATGGTAACTTCTGGTCGCAGGTACACAATGCCGATGTGGCACACCGGAGATAAGAGGCGGGGATTAAGCCAGATCTACGCCAACAAAGGGAATAATTTCCTGTCCGATTTATGGGGAAATCAAAGAATTGCAGCTGTTATTGCCCATGATTCGGTGTGCGCCATATGACCAAAGATAAGCGCATAGCGATATTTTCAAACTACGGTCACTGGGGCAATGTTGACGTAAACCCAGAGTCGCTCCCTCGACCAATGTCAAAGATGCTGGCCGACTGGTGGAAGGATATGCCGTCCCACGGCGGATTTAACGGCTTAGCTGACAACGACGACAGCATTAACATATTGAACGGAAACGAGATGCCCACCATCAAGCGGTGCATTCCAATCCTTGACTCGCTTACGCTTGGATACGGTCTTGTTACTACTGCCGAAATGTATGTAAAGCCATACACTGGCGACTTAAACACTAACGTTCCAGATTGCCCCCAAGAAGAGGTGGTGATTGAGGCAACGCACCCAAGACGGCTAGAAAGAATCCCGTCCCTAGAAATAAGCCATCATGACTACGGACAGGCCATGACCCACCCGCTATGCCAGAATTCTGGTCAGCGCTTAAGAAAAGTTTTTACCCCATGGAGAATTATGACACCTCCGGGATATTCTGTAATTATTACGGAGCCGCTAAACAACCCGAGCAAGTATTGGGAAATAGTCCCTGGGGTAATTGATTCTGACCAATTTGCGCCACAAATCAACTTTATGATGGTGTTCAAAGATCCTCATTTTGATGGGATTGTTCCAGCGGGAACACCTTTAGCCCAGGTGATTCCTTTTAAAAGGGAGTCCTGGTCGTCATATATTTCTGACTCAGAAGAAGACGCAGCAGAACTGGAGCGCGGCGGTTTAAAAATCTTTGCACGGCTCAATAGCGTATTTAGGGCTCCGTACAAGAAATTCTTTTGGGCAAAGAAAGAATTTAAATGAAGATAGGCGTCATAAATCTTAAGTCAAGACCAGACAGGCTTGAGTCTTTCTCTTGGGCGATGCGGGGGATACCGTTTGACCTAATGCCCTCCATAGACGCTGACGAGGCTAGGGCTGCCGGGTGGAGCGCAGACCGTGAATGGAGGGATTCACACACCGGTAAGATTACGACAGACGAAGAAGTTGCGTGTTTTGTTAGCCACTTTCAGTCTTGGGGGGTTTGCCAGAGAATAAACGAGCCGCTTTTAATACTGGAAGACGACGCAATACCGCTAACTGCGCCACGGTTTGATCTTTATGAAAGAGCCATAAAGAAATATGACATCCTATATCTTGGATATATGGAAAATATTCCATCTAAAATTACCCGAATTGACGACGATCTGATTATGCCAAGATATCCCTACTGGCTTTCTTCGTACGTTATCACCCCCAAGGGGGCAGATGCTCTCATCAGGGCGAATACGCCAAAAGCAATTATACCAGCGGATGAATTTGTCCCGCTCATGATTGGATATGATCACTCCGACAACCCATTGAGGCTAAGGTGCCACGGGGACAGGGTTCAATCAATGGGGAAATATGAAAAGATAAGTGCTGCAGCCCTTAAGAGCCCAGATTTTGTTCAGGCTGGTGCCGTTGCGCGACCGGGGATATCCCTTAACAACAGTCTTGGCGTAAATCCACCATGGCATTCATCTATAGTAAAAACGCAATCCGTACACACATGCCCAGCAACGCCGTAAAAAAAAGTATTTATGTGTCGGTATCCGTGCTGGAGCGGGACTCCGAGCTCCCAGTCACTATATTATCCTGCCTGCAAAACAGATCAGGAAATAACGACGTCTCCATAGGTGTTGCTTACATATCTACGGACGAGGCATTTGCCAGCCAGCAGCAAGAATCTCCAGACATATTCTCTATACCAAATGTAATAATTAGGCATTTTCCACTTGCAGAAAATTATGGGATTGGCAAAGGGAGAAATGCAGCGTATTCCATGTATGGGGACGAAGACTACGTTCTACAGGTTGACGCGCATTCTTATTTCGTAAAAGACTGGGACAGTAAGCTGATTGAAACACATAGCCGTGCTTTAAAAATAACAAAAAATGAGAGAACAGTTGTTACCGGAGTTCCCGAGCCCTATTGGTATCCATCGCAAAAAAACTACGAACTTGACTACAGCGAAAGTGATGTTGTCGGTTATCCGTATTGGATGACGGGATGGTGGTGGGTAAAGGACGCGATTCCAAGGTGGAGACATAAAGACCCAAGCCATGTGACAATGAATCTAGAAAAACTTGTGAAAGAAACCGGTTTCGCACCAGCCATCAAGGTTACTGGTGCATTTATGTTCTCAACAAGGATTCTCGTGCAACATGTTGGGCTGCACCCCGAATTTTTGTTTTGGGAAGAGGAGATTGTTCAGTCAATTGAATTGATTAACAATGGATTTAGCTTAGTCTATCCGTATGTCCCTTGCCCAATTTTCCATATGTATTGCGAGGAAGAAACGGAAGAGTATGGAAACAGGGAAAACGTTAGAGACCTTGCTGGGGGCGCTGGATTTACAGGGGACATATTTGACGAAATTGAGAAAAATATGCAGAAATATTTTACAGATCCAGATAACGAAAACAAAATTAAATCATATGAGGCTTATGCTGGGGTGTACCTTGGAGACGCCAACAGAAAAATGTACTTTAAGTTTAACAACCTTGTCAGAAGGAATCAATACGAATATGTAAATGTGGGGGCCTACCCAATTGATTAAAAGGATTTGGATTTTATGGTTTCAAGGATGGGATCAAGCGCCCCGTGTCGCAAGGCTATGCCTAGATTCATGGGTAAGGCTAAACCCAGACTGGGAAATAGTTCTTCTGACAGAGAAAAACATTACGGATTATGTTCCAGAAGCTATCGCTCCTAGGTCCCTGTCGCTGCAAAAGCGCTCGGATCTAATCCGGCTATACCTAATGCATGCCTATGGTGGCGTCTGGACTGATGCCAGCGTTATGTGCCTGCGACCACTGGACGAATGGCTCCCCCTAGGGCGGGATTTCTGGATGTACCGAGGACAAAGGTGGATGAAGATAGATGGCAGGTGGCACCCCCACGAACCAGTTGGGCTATCTGGCGCGTGCGGGTGGTTTATGGCCTCAAAAAGCGGGTCAAGAATTCCACTGATTTGGATTAGCGCAATGCAGTCCTATCTGGGCGCCCATGGTGACGATGACTATTTTCTTATAGACAAAACGTTTATTAAACTCCTAGAAGGTAATGCGGAGTTTTCTAGCCTGTGGTTAAGTGTTCCGCATTCCGATGCCCTAGAGCCAGGTGGGCCAGCCGCACTTGCTAGAATTGAAACAGATCAAAACCCAGAGGTGGTGGCAGAGATTGTCAAAAGACACCCAAACATTATCAAACTGACCTATGTTGACGAAGGGTTAGACTGTAATGTAAACTCGGTAATAAGGGAGGCATGTCGCCTCACTGGTCAAAATTTTGGAGGACAAAATGTCGGATAACATTCAGATCACAGTAGAGGATCTCCTTAGGAAGATCGGTGCGATGGTCGTTCAGGGCGACATCTATCAGTCGCAGATCGCTGCGCTGCAGGCAAAGATTGCCGAACTTGAGGCGGAGTTGGCTAAGTTTAAAGATCAAGAAAAGAAATAATGCCAGTCTACGAGTACTTTTGCGACAAATGCGAAAAAAAAGTAGAAATTATGCACGCAATGTCCGACGAAAGCAAGAAAATACATAAAGAGTGCGGAAAAGAACTGAATAAAGTTTTTTCTGCGTCAAACATTTTTTATAAGGGCGACGGCTGGGCGCGCAGAGGTTAAATGACTTGCGCTTGAAGTAGGCGCATAATATAGTGCAACACATCAATGCATCCACACAACATGAGGTGCCGATGTGACTGCGAACAACGTTCAGCAAATTCTTGACCGCCTCGACAAGATCGAGGAGGAGCTTTCTGCCATGCGCGTTGAAATGGCAGAAACGCGTGGCGCGTATCGACTTGCCAAATTTGTCATTGGCATTCTTGGCCTTACTGGCGTCAGTGGGATTGTAGCCTGGCTTTCCGGACAGGGAAAATGACCCAGAAGCGGTTTGTAGCTGCTGCAATCATATGGCTGATTGTAAGCGCTTTATTCTTTGGATACGTCACATCTCCTGTTTATGCCCTTGACGATACCGATCAATGGGATCAGCAGGTAGACGCAAACGGAACCATAATCCTTACCGACGGAACGATTGTCATTGATGGTAGTAATAACGTGCTGCCGGGCCAGCCGTGGGTAAACACCGTGACTGGAATCACAACGAACTCATCCCTCGGCGAGACGGTGTCTTTCTCTTGGTCTTTTATCACAACCGACAATGCGTACTTTGACCGCCCGCAGGTTTTGCTTGCAGATATTTGGACCGATCTTGCCAACAATACGAAAAGCGCCAGCGGGACTGTTGAGGTCTACGTGACGGCTGGCGGGGCCTTTGGGTTCCGTGTTCTTTCACTTGATTCATGCTGTGGCGTTGGCACGCTGACAATCACAAACACATCTTGGGTCGTTGGTCCGCCATCAAGCCCAGAGCCAACCCCAACCCCAGAGCCAACCCCAGAGCCAACCCCAGAACCAACTCCAGAGCCCACGCCAGAGCCCACGCCAGAGCCCACGCCAGAGCCAACCCCTTCTCCTACCCCAGAACCGCCATCACCAAGCCCTAGCGTGCCTCCTACCCCCACGCCAGAGCCTTCTGTAGAGCCATCTCCGACCCCATTGCCAACACCAAACCCAACGCCAAGCCCAAATCCAACAGAGCCGCCACCATACCCGGTCGCGTCTCCAAGCCCAGAGCCGACTGTAGAGCCGACTCCAAGCCCAGAGGTGACAAATGAACCAACACCAGACCCGACTTCCGAGCCCGAGCCGACGCCCGAAGGAACCGTGGAGCCAAGTGCTTCGCCGGAACCTGCCCCTTCTGTTGATCCCACTCCTGTTCCTTCTCCTGAGCCGTCACAGCCCGCTTTGCCAGGTGTAGAGGAAATTGGCGCAGCGGTGGAGGCTGTTAGCGAAGCGGTTGGAGAAGTGGCCGCAGCCGTTGGTGAAGCGGTTGGAGAAGTGGCCGCAGCCGTTGTCGAAGTGTTTGATGCAACCGTTGGTCAGGCCGCAGAGGCAATTGGCGAAGCGGTTGGCGAGGCGCTTGCGCCGGTAGCAAATCTTGGAAAGGATATTTCGGAAACGGAGCGAAAAGAGGCTGCTCCGACAATTATTGCTGCGGTGGTTATCACCCAGGTAGCACAGTCAGCCGTGGCGGCTGCTGCTACTGCTGCAAATCGACCACGGGGGAGAATCGGTAAATGATTGACTTTATAAAGAAGCACAAGGACACGCTAATTTCAGCTGCAAACGATATCATTAGCCAGGCGTGGACTATTTTTGGCCTTCTTATTGGCTGGATTGTCCTTCCGGATGGTGAGACCAGAAACTTTGTTGGCAATGTCCTTGGTTGGTTGACACTTATTTGGTTTGTCACCATCCCGCTTCGGCTTCGCGGATAGCTCGCCCCGTAGAACATAAATACTTGACCATGGTGATATGATGTCACCATGGATGAAGTCACTAAGCGTGGAAGACCAAAGACCGATCCGTATGTTCGGTTTCTTCGCTATGTTCAAAAAGTAGAATCGGGCTGCTGGGAGTGGACTGGCGCTCTTGACCCGTCTGGGTATGGTGCCTTCAAGGACGACAAGGGCCGAAAGATCAACGCCCATAAGTGGCATCATGAGTCCCAGCGCGGAGAGGTCCCAAAGGGTCTTCAGATCGACCACTTGTGCAGAAATAGAAAATGTGTCAACTTGGAACACCTTGAGGTTGTTACCCCAAGGATGAACACCCGCCGCGGCGATGCTGGAAAACTACGCAATACTCACTGCAAGCACGGACACGAGTATTCCTGGGAGAACACTTACTGGAGAAAGAACGGCGACCGAGAGTGCCGAACTTGCAAGTACTACGGCGGCAGGATGGACCCAGTGGTAAATTTGACACCTCAGGGATGATTGGCTAGGCTCCTTACAGAAAGGAGTCCAAATGAAGGACACAACATTCTGGAGACGGTTGGCGGTAGACGGTCCAACCAGGGAATTCCAACTAAAGCTTGAGGGTGAGTCAAAAGACTTGAACCTTAAGGAATTTACTGAGAAGTGGTCAAAAATTCTTGGGTATAGCGAGTCGTCGATTGCCCACTGGACCGCCGGAACAAGAACAATCCCAGAGAAGGCGATCCAGGCCGCTGGGATTGAAACGGTTGGCATTGAAAAGAAGAGCACCCTTGCGGCGGCAGAGGGACCTGCCGCAATAGGGATGAAGGAACGCCAAAAGGTTATCAACAAAATGTGTGCTGGATGTGCTCTCGGAGACCGATTCTGCAGGATTAGTGACTGCCCATTGCGACCGTTTAGCCCGCTTCCGTTGCATCCAAAATCAATCACAATGGGGTGGGACGAATCCGAGCACAATCACGACGAGGAAACAGCGTAGAACGAGCCCCCCTTGTACCCTCTGTCAGATAGCGTACTATCCTCTTTGTGAACGGAATCTACGAAACGCTGTTTAGCAAGCTTGGTGGCGACGCAACTTTGCAGTCGCTGCTCGGCGGCACCAGCGGCGATAAGAAGATTTACCCGATCACCGCAACAGTTCGAACTGCCTTGCCAGCCGTGAAGATCTCGGTGGAAGGCGGGGAAACCGAAGTCGGCTTTAGTATCAATAAGCCGAGCGTAGAGGTAATGGTGGTTTCGACTGCCGGAGCCACTGAGCTTGGCCAGATATCAAACCGAATCGATACCCTGCTAAACATTCAGAGCTTTGCCGGATCGGGGATTAAGGTCCATCTCGTTAAGAAAGTTGCCGAGCGAGATGAGTATGATGAGGCGACATTGGAGTATCGAAGGCGCCTTCGGTACAACATGATAGTTAGATGAGGAGTAACGCAGCATGCTGACACTAGGATCAGGCACACTTTCGGTTGCGCCTTGGGTTTCCGGGGCCAATCCCGCGGACCTTCCTGCGACCTACGCGACGCTCTACACCATCGGCGAAGTCGGTGGCGATGTTGAGTTCCGCGTGGAGTTCCAGGAAGCAGAGTTCCGCGGCCAGTCGAATTTCGTGATTGCACGTGGCTACTACGGTGGCAACGTCACGGCGTCGGCTCGTTCGGTTGAGATTAACTTTGAGAATCTTGCTCGGTTCTTTACCGCAGCCAAGACGACGCTTTCAACCGGCACGAACGGCATCACCGGCACTCACAACGTCTTTACGACGGAATACGACGACAAGCCATCAGCGATGTATGTGAAGTTCACCCACACGCGAACCGATGACCCAAACAAGAAGGTGATTGTTCACCTCTTCAAGGCGTTCTCGACCGCTCTGAACTTCCCATTCATGCGTGAGGCCATTTCAACGATGGACATTGATTTCAATGCCATTGTTGACACGACCCTCACCACCAGCGACCAGATCATCCGCGTGGAGATCGAGAGCTAATCCGCCTTCTTTAGGCGTAATAGAACCCCTGGGGCTTGCCCCCAGGGGTTTTATGTTTTATAAATATCTATAGCGCTGGTTGCGCTATGATATCCACGCGGCGACTTGCCGTGATTGGAAAGATAGGAGAGAACAGTGGCAAACCTAGTAGAAATAAGCCCAAAGAAGGCACTTAGCCTTAACGACCTGGCGGATCTCGAAGAGAGATACGGGGCAATTGACCAGATCGACTTTAACAAGTTTACCGTTCTCCGCTACGTCCTTTGGTTGGCGATTCGAAAGAATGAGCCAGAAGTTGATGAGCGAGAAGTCGGCGAACGATTTGACATCAGAAGCATGCAGGAGACCGTGACCAAGGTTCTCCGCGACAGCGGACTTCTCCCAGAAGAGCCCACCGATGGTGAGCAAGTGGGAAAAGCACCAAGTCGGGCGTAGGTTGGTCAGATATCGATTGGGGTGTGATTATGGGATCGTACGCTGACGCATTTGGCTATACGCCGAGTGACTTCATGCGTATGACCCTCCCCCAGATCGCCTCATTCAGCAGATACATGGAAGAGCGCGACAAGAAGTTCAAGTCAAAGACCGACGACAGAGCGGCTGGCGGCAATAGAATCCTCAGCGCGCCCGACAAGGAATCATCCATTGACGCTCTTGTTATGCAGTTTGGATCTCCAGAAGCCAAGCAATCGCTAGTTCGAGACCGAATTGAGAAAATGCGCAATAGGGCGGCGGAGAGAGATAAGTAAATGCCTGACAAAGACTACGATGCTTTTTTTGGCGCTGATGATGTAGGCACAAACTATAAGGAATCAGCTAATCTTCGCGAAGAAGGCTACGTAGAGCAGCTTATAACCACCCTAAACTACGGCAATAGACTCTCGGATGACGATGAGATAGACGTTGCGTCTGCGTTTAATATGATGAGGCCGGTAGACGCCGAACGCCTTGCGCACAGAATTTTGCTTGGCGACAAGTCAGCACTTGTTAGCTCAATTCCTGCAGTACAAGATGGACTCAATACCGTTAGGCGAGTGTCTGAGGCAATGGGCCCAAGCTGGGATCAGGAAAGAAAAATTACCCTTGAGGCAGTTCGCAGTTCTATTAATGAAAAGATATCAAAGCAAAACAAAGCATCTGGAAAATCAAAAGATCCGTATGTAGATCAGATCACTAAGCGAATTGGTAAAAGGGTTGCAGAAAGAAAACTTTCTACAAAAAACCCTCAGCAGATTCTTGACGCGCTTTATCGAGAGCTCGCATCTACCAGTGGCCTGAATCCGTATCAAAGATACAAGCTTCTTGGCGCCGTTGGCAGGGGCCCTCTCGGAAAAGCAGACGCAAAGTCAAGGGGCTTTAACTCCGCAATGCTTGATCTTGTTAAGAAAAACGGAGTTCAGGGAGTAAGGGCGGCTGCATCGATACTCTCCCTTCTCGGGGGCAAGGGCATGGAAGGTTTGAGGTTTGATAAAAAAGGAAATCCAACAAACCTTAGATCTCTTATTCAAGGAACCGGAAAAGATGTTTCGATTCCTGGATCTGTTCAAGGACTCATCAAGGATGACTTGACGGTTATTTCAAGAGAGGCTGCCAGGCTGATGGCTGCCGACAGAAGGATGAATGCAGAAAAGGCCCTTTCTCAAGCGCTTCAAAATATTCGCGAAGGGAAGGCCCTTACCGTAAAAAGGCAAGTCACCGTAAAGGCAACCGGCAAGAGGGTAATGGTTGGTGGCGATGCAAGAAAAAAGAGACAGATGTGGATCAGCGGGAAGGCCCCGATTAGCATTCCGGATACGGCAAACGGAATAAGGCAATTTGAGGATGCGCTTTCTAGGGGCCTTAGCGACAGGTCCGGTTTTGCGTCTGCGTTTGTTTCTGCAATTGCGTCCTCTAAGTCCACAGCGTCAAACATACGATCCCTTGCAAAGCAGCGACAAGCAGCTGCAAGGCAGAAAATTGCAAGAAAAGAAACATCGGCAAAAAGGGTATCTGCGGCAACTTCAAGGATTAAGGACCCATTTGCAGCTCTTGCTAATTTTCAGGATTTTGAAGGGGCTGTTCACAAAAGCCCGATAAGGGCCTACGCGGCAATCAGAAAAGACCTTGACTACTATAAGCGACTGCTTTCTCAGAACGGACCAGATTTTTTCAACAGCTTTGAGGGGCAGGCGATAGTTGGAAGGGTTCAAGGTCACCTTTCGCTTCTTAGGGCACTTAGC